GTCATCTGTTTTAGAATTAAGATTACCTACACCACCTACAATTTTTGGTGTAGATAAAACTTTTATAACATCAGGCTGTTCATCAAGCATTACTTGCAATTCATCATATGAACAATTAACGTCGAATTGAGTATTGTCTTTAATATTTCTAAGCGTATACGTTGGCATTAAACCACTCCGGTATTGGTCGTTTTGTCCAAACCATTTTAAATCGATCTTGCTTGGTCTGATAGAATACACGATATGATTTAACAGGATCGTTGAACATGCATTCTGGATTTGATTTCATAGCTAGCTTAAACGCAGTTTGATTACCACGTGGAATATTGTCTGGTAGATTACCAAGTATTTCTCGTAGTTCACGATCTGACTTATGAAGCTTATCATACCTATATGTATACTCGTCACATAGTGCTGTAAAATGGTTGTAATGCCAGAAATAATTATCACTGCTTTCCATTGTCCATACTGTACAAGGATGACCGGTGTGAACTGCTTTGTATAGAATATTTTCCCAGTTACTGCTTGGATGTTCCCAGTATCTGACCATTGTTTTACCGGATTTAGATGGACGTCGACCTAGTACACCGTCTAGCATGCGATGAGCGGTAGACAACATTTGTGCAGATTCGACAATCATCTTAGGTACATGTTTGTCGCACTGTAACTGAGCAGCTGTAATAGGATTTTGATCGAGAATAAAAAGATTCATAATATAACACCTTAATGAGGTATACTACCTCTGCACCAATTGATAATTTATTATATCACAGAATGCAGAGATAGTACACAGTTTATTTTACTCCTATGTGGTAATAGTTCGAGAGAACGTTGTCGACTGGATTTGCTCAATACGTTGATTTAGAAAATTAAGTTTATCCATAATAAGAGATCGTCTATCATCATCTCCTTTTTTTTCTAATTTCTGAGCATAAATTTCTAACTCTGCAGAATCCTGCTTGAGTCTTTCCAGTTGAGTGTTTACCATCGGAATTTTCTCCAAAAAAAGAGTGCACAAAAATATGCGCACCTTTAAGTTTAAGGTTAAGATAAACCGATTAGTCTTTGTCTCTAAGCAAACCAGGGAATGCCTCCTCAACGATTGGCCTAGAGAGACCTTTCGGCTTTTGCTTGTTTACCATACCAATAACGAGCTTTGCATCTTCAGGATGCACGCTCTCGATCAAACCTATAAAAATACGTTCGCGTTTCAATGCTGGAAGAGCCGCCGAACTCTTCAATCCTTTAACGAAGTATTTAAAATTTTTATGTTCTTTGAGTAGATTTGCAGGATGATTATGCCCTTCACTTGCCGTATAAGGCGGTGAGCCTGGCGGAAGATCAAATTTCACAGTTGCATCCATTGAACCTCTAATAATATCTCTTAGAGCCCAACTATCATTTTCTCTCAAGACTTTAATCTTATCTGTTTTGTTTGTTTTTTTAGTTACTTCAGATAAGACTTCATAAACATATTTTGCCATTAAATAAACTCCTGTGCACTTTCAATTAGCCTATTCATTCTTTTTGCTACAAGATATGGAAACACCTTGCCTTTATTAGACCAAGGATCTTGTGCTTCATAACTATTTATAATATTACGCTTTAGATCTTCTGGCGTTTTTGTAAGATCGATAAGCGTTTCATTACGTTGATAATTGCGAAACCAACTTGCAGCGTAAAGCAGTTCACCTTCACTTAAATCAGCAAGAATTGCTTCTTTCTTTTTCTTTGATAATGGTGTTTGACGCAAGCCATTTACAAAAGTATTGTCATCTGATAATACATTTGGAACTCCGTCACCTGCATCTCCTTGTAAGATTTTAAGTTTAAGATTTTGACGAGGATGAGCTTCTTCTACAAGCTTCTTAGTCATAGGAGAAAACTGTGAAACATTGTCATAGCGTTGCAATTGTTTGAAGTCGCCGTCAGAAGATACAATCATAACATCTTCGAAGTTACCAAACTCTTGTGTACGCTCTACAAGAGTACCAATGATGTCATCGGCTTCGCATCCTTCTTCATGAATAACTTTGTACGGAAAGTTTTCTTTGATTTCATCTTTAATCGTATGCATAATACGAAATGCTTCACCCCAATCAAAAGTAGATTCATCGCGACCTTTACGACGATTAGCTTTGTATTGAGGAAAATATGTACGACGCCAATTACCTGGACCATCGCATGCGAGAATCATTTCGCCATAATCATCTCTAAACTTCTTATTGTACATACGAAGAGAGTTGAGAGTCATATGACGAATCATCTGTTCATCATTTTGTTTATTGATAAGAATTGTAGCGAGACAAATACCACTGAAGTCGACTAGAATCATAATGTACATCCTTTGCAATTATGTATATTATACACTAGATCACCACGAATGTACACTACTTTTTTATGTGACGGGAATGTATTTTGCAACCAATGAACTCGTTGTAATATTCATCTGAAAGTAAAACGTCATACTGAAACTGTAGCTTTGCTTCATAGTATGACATTTCGCCTTTTGTTTTACAAAGATATAGGATTTCTCTTTTAAAGGCGGCTAAGCCTTTTGATTCAACCAAAACCATGACTTTTTCTGATGAGCCGCAGTATGTTCTCCAGTCACTTTCGACACGCGTATGTACTCGTCTCTTACGCTTCTTAGTGATCGGTAAGATCTTTGGTTTCCAGAAATTCTTTTTTCCAATATACTTTTTGTTGGTCTCGAGCTCGGTAATGAGATAGACAAACCCTTGGTAATCTTCTGGTGTTGTGTCATAATGTTCATTATTATAGTACCACATACTATTATGTATATTAAACTTCAGGCTCCGATATATCCTCTATGTCCGCTCTTCTTCCGCAGACCGGGCAAAATTCTGGAGCTTCGCCGTTTTCAACTAGTACAATCGTCGTTGACTCACACTCTTCGCATTCTACTCGGAATTCGTTTTGCACTTTTATCCCTTATCTCTATTTTTCTATTGTCATCTGCATAAAACCATTCACGAATTTCATCCTGAGAACGGCCACAACCTACGCAGTGACCGCTCTCTAATTGACAAACTCTTATACAAGGTGAAGCAATATTAGAAATCGATTTCACAAGCACCACCTGCACATGCAGCCGCACCTAGTGTATCAACATCTGTATATTGCTTTTCGGTAAGATCATCTTGCCAGTTAATTTCCTTTAAGTTCTTTTGAATCTTATTCCACTTATGAAGAAGATATGCGTCCTTTAAACAATACTCAGCTTGCTTTGTATCACCACTAAAGTAATTATCAGCAAAATTACCGAAACGACGGACCCAGTCTTTCTTCATTACAGTAGTTGAATCGTCAAGAGTCAGATCTTCACCATAACCTTGAGCTGTTGTACATGCATCCCAAAGATTATTAAAAGTTTTAAGAGCATCAACAACCATACCTGATGCAAAGATAGCACCTTCATCGTATTTTTTTACCATTTCCTGTGCACTAATAACAGCAGTATTTGGTGCTTGATTAAAGTCTTTATCTCCCATAATCGATAAGAAAGAGATACCAGCAAATGAATGTCTATTCTCAAAGACATACTTTTCTACTTCTTCCCAGTCGTCTACAAGAATAGTATTCGATACATTATGTCTTACACCTTTGTCTGCACAAAGTTCTATATTTGTGCCGGCATCTACCCAATGCTTTTGAGCTTTCTTAACCAATTCGAGATGCTTGATACCAATCAAATCATCTTTAATAATCGATTCTTTATTAGGAATAATAGGGAATGAAACAACCACATCAGTTCCACCGGCTGACCATACTGACTCTTCGACCATCCAAGGATTTGACTTCATAATAGCTTGTGTAATTTCAGATTCTTTGTTTAACTGAATGTTCCTAATGTACATAGAAGAATGCTCAGCATGAATACCAGAAGCAGTTTGAAGTAGAACTGAAGCGTTTCCGCTTGGCTTAACACACGTTGTTCTAGCTGCTGGATTGATTCCAATAATTGCTGCCACTTCTCGGTTTGTTTCTCTGACAATCTTTGCTCCTTCTTCTAAGATTTTATCATTAAAAAGGATTCCAGGATTGTTCATCCATCCTGTAATTGAGACTCCAAGTAATGCTTCTCTATCAAAGATAGCTTTAGAAGTATCTGATAGGAACTTAAAGTCTGTGTACCCGGCTTGTAGGGTACCAAGGATAGACGCTGCACGGCATGCCTTAAAGAAGTCTTCCTTGGTATTGCACATGCCTCCGTTAATCTCTGTAAGATTACAACCTTGCCAACCAGATTTTCTA